CAATACTGCCTTGCTGTAATGCTTGCTGAGCCGCGATATCCCTCTGCTGCATCCCGGTCTGCTGACCGAAGCCAGCTTGTTGCATCCCTTGCTGACTAGCGATGTCGGCCCCTTGCATCTTCGATTGCTGACCAAAGCCTGCTTGTTGCATCCCGGATTGTTGGCCGAACTCCGCCCCTTGCATCTTCGATTGCTGACCGAAGCCAGCTTGTTGCATAGCCTGATCCGAGGCAAGTTGCCGTTCTTGTAGAGATTGTTGGTTAGCCCAGCCACCTTGGGCGATGTCCTTTTGATTGGCAAGGCCTGCGTAGCCGAGATCAGTACCCTGCTGTTGAGACACCGCCGCGTTACGAAGTTGAGCCGCCGAAAGTCCCTGACCATACTGCTGAGCCTGAGTCTGGTTGTACTGACTCTGACTCGTAAGCTGATTTTGGTAGTTCTGCTGGGCAGCGTTATTAGCGAAACTGCCCGCAGCAAGGTCCATGTTCTGCATGCGCTGAGCTTCCGAACCTGAATTCAGAATAGCCGAATTCATAGCACTACCGTAGGCGTCATTGCGCTGGCGAGACATGTTACCTATCTCATTATTCCACGCTTCTGACCCGCGAGATAGTCCCATATTAGCTAGTTGAGTCTCTAGCCCAGATGACCGCTGATCCCATTGGGGGTCAAGACGCGACTTCGCCTGATTATAGTAGGCGTCTTGCATCTTAGGCATATACTGCTGCCCCGCCGCGACGGAGGACACTGGAGCCGTACTTGGCTTGATGGTATCCGTATTAACCTGCGCCCCGCCCATGGAACCTAGGTTATATTGATAGCCGGGATTCTGCTGTTGACCAGGCGGCTTTTGTCCGCCCATAGAGGCCAGCCCTACGCCACCGCCGGAAGGGTTTGCACCGAGTCCCATGTTATTCTCCTATCACCAGGTTCCGGCGGGACCGCCACCGCCGTCACTAAAGCCGTCACCCCCACCACCGTTGCCGTTGCCGCCACCGGTGCTTTCGCCGCTACTCCGCAACATTTGTATCAACCTCTGAAGCTCCTCAGGGGTTAAACCTTCAAGTCCGGTAGACGACGTTGGCGCGGTCGGAGCAGATGCGGCCGCTACCGGCGCGACGGGGGCGACTGGTTTAGGCGTAAGTTGGTAAGGCGCCATCGGAGCGTTAGGTTGCCGAGGACCGCCCGCATTCATTAGGGATTGCTTGAGACGCTCGTTCTTCTCAAATGTCGGACCTTGATTAAACATACTTAGGTCCATCCCTGCCCCGATCTGAGCACGATTACCCGCCGCCTGATTGTACATGTCCCGACGCTTCTGCTCTTCAGGACCGAAGGCCATTGTCTGGGAACGAGCGCCGGTAGCGGGGTCAACCGTCCACTTACTAGTGCCGCCAGAGGCGTCTGTAGTATTAGGACTGGCCGCCTGCAAATACTTGTCGTACCTGGCGTTGTCCGTAGCTTGTAGTTGGTTAAATGCACTCTTGCTATTCTTTTTAGCCAACAAGCCGCTAGCCAAGGCACCCACCACGGGTCCTGACCCAGGAAGCAAGAAATTAGCACCAAGAGATAGCGCTGGTCCAAGTAAACTACCGATGCCCATATGTCCCCCTACAGGTTATTGCCAGTTTCAAACAGCGTTTCGTAATCGGACAGTAAAAGGTAGCCTTGCGACCTAATCGCCATCAGCATAGACAACCGCTTACCGTACCCAGAAACTCCCAGCCAGCGACGGAGAGGTATTTGAGTACCGGCCCAAAGTGCTTGATCCCAGAGTCCAGTATCCCACGCACCCAAGGGATCGGTAACAGGACCGGATACAGATACCGTATCGTTGACGTTATACTCAGGTATAAGTTTCACGGCTACCGTCGGCGTGCCATCCGTCATTCCGTACAACTTAATCCGAAGTGCTCGCTTATTCATGAGGTCATCACCAAAACCTTGGTAAGACGTCTGTAAGCGCGCTATTACGCTGGATCCTGGGTCTAGCCCATCCGCAGATACCTTATCTGCATACCCATAGAACGGCTGTATAACCTCACCGGTGCGGGTTCCACAAATTAGCTGACCGAAGTACAACTCGCCGCACAGCATGTCCAAATTCGTAGTCGTAGACCACGAGTTCATGATTGCATTCATTACAAACGACTGACGCAATCCCGACACCTGATTAACGAATGGAGCGCCTACGATAAGCAACTCCTCTGTGGGGTAGGGTAGCAAGAACCAATAGTATTCGGATACAGCTCGGGTGATAAGCCGAGCCAAACGGGGGTTCAACTTATACAGCGGGTCGTCTCCACCACCTAGTCCAGCCTGGGCTATGCGTCCAGATACAAGATCGCTCATCTTCAAAAGCCCGTACTCAGTGAGTATAAGCACGTCCCCACCCTGAGCCGTGAAGCACCTACGCCCCACGGGAAACCTACCCACGTACCACGTACCCTTGAGGCTAAAATCCGCTGCCGACGAGGGGTCTGTACCCTCGTATACCATGACGTCGCCCTCGTTTGAGGCGAATATCAGCCCATCATCCATACCCTTGCCGGAGTCGTAAGTCCAGCTAGTGGCGAAGTTCAGCGCCCCACCGTGAATCATTTGGGGGCCGAGATCAAACGGAGCCACCTTACCAGAAATAGAACTGACTGGAAGGTAGTATGCTGTCGAGGAGTCGTCCTTCAAAAACCAAAGACGATTCTTCCACACCCAACAGAATGTGAATTGCTTAGTAGTTGTCGTATCTCCCGCAGGAAATTCGATCTTTCCAGCCCCCGAACCGGTGACATACTCTACCCATGATCCGGCGGAACTGTAGACATAGTATCCCGCCCCAGCACATACCATACAGAGAAAGTTACCCCCAGGAGTGGAGTACATCGTATGGTACCACTCCCCAGGCGATACGGGAGTAGTGGAGGGGGTGAGAGACAGCACTGGCGGCGCATTCTGCGTCGTGATATTATAGACCAACCCCGCCGATATGGACGTAGAGCAGAACAATCGCGAGTTAGCACTGGCCTTTCCCACGAAGGGGATAATTGTCTTTACTTCGTTTGGAAACCTATTCGCCTCAGGAATCCAATACCGCCAGCCGCGCCGAATCTCCAGCCCGAAAGGTCGAGCAATGAAGTTATCCAGTACAATGGCGTCCGTAGGCGCGCCATTAAGCAGGCTAGCTCGGAAATTGAGCCCCCCTACTGGTACGGGGTACCGTACCTGCTGCTGGGAGGCCGTACGGATGGGTTGACTAAGTGCCGATGCCATAGCCAGTATCCGGTACATTCTTTATTGCATCGATGTATGGATAGCCCTGGCCTGGGACGAGCGGAAGCGCAGTCGCAGCCTTATCGGTTCCTGCCTCGTAAGCAAACGCACGATGGAAATCGGCGTAAGCTGCTGTCGAGTCGTACCCTTCATTTTCGAAAAACTTGGCCCTACCGTACAGAATCGGTAATTGCCACGGAAAGATGTGGTAATCGGGATTGGAGTTCATGTAGTCAATAGGCAGTCCCGACTCCCCGTCAACTGCCCAGTAACGGGAGAGATACTCAAACGTAAACGTCTGAGGGCTAGCCGCCGATGGGGGAGATTTAACCCAGAGCTTCTTATCGCGGATACGCCACATGGTCCGCGTGGTGATCATCGTGTTACGGACGATCAGCCATTGCCAGTCCTGGGCATTAATAGGGCCGATACCGGGGAGCTGAGTATTCCGGTTCCACAGAGTATCGTCCGTCATTGCGTGGAAGTCAGCAGGTAGGGCAAACGCCTTCTCTGGCTGACCTTCGTAGTCCGCCGCCAGGGTAATCGTCCCCGTTTTGCTCAGCCATTGCCAATTCGTCATGTACGCCATTTCCGTACATGCAATGTTGACGTAATACACTATACGCAAGATCGCCTCATCCTGACTTCCCACTACGTCAGACGAAGTGGGATGACCTACGGACTGGGCGATCTTATTGACGACTTCGTACAGCGTAGTAAACGGCTGAGAGGCCATATTAAGCCTTCGCAGTAGCCTTCATTGGAGTAGCGAGGACAACCTTAGCCTGATTCTGGGCTTCGATCTGAGTCTGCATGTCGGCCAGACGCTTCTCCAAGTCAGCCACCCGAGCGTCAGTACCGGTGGTTGCTTCCAAGAATTTCTTGGCCTTAATTCGGTCCGCTTGAAAGCCGGGGAATTTCTGTCCAACTTCATCGCTGGCCTCGGCCAACTGCTCGACGGTATGGATATTGAAATACTTGTACTCCTCCACCTTAGACCGAGTCATCCACGGAACGATGTCGAGACGCGTGCCGACGACTTCGGTGCCCCTACCCGACGTGTACTTGGCGTAGTGAGCTGCGAATCTCGCCTTATCATCCTTAGTAGCGATGCGGTCGATAATACTGAGCTTATCACCGGGAACGATGATCCTCACGTGATCGACGTCAATGTAGATCGGACGCCCGGCCACTTCAGACTTGACGTTATGGAGTACAGGCCGCGAGTAAAACTGGACGTACAACTTGGAGTCCATAGCAAATCTGGAGTCGGCCTCTGTAATAGGGTCAACTACCTTGGACCAATCGGTGGGGGCAAGTGCAGCTTCCATTGTTATCCTTAGAGTGCGGTTAGATTGATAAACAAGGGCGTGGAGTTAGTTCCTCCATCTTCGTTTCTAGCAACTACTTCGTACCTGTATGAGTTACCAGGTACGATGTCAATATCAAAGCCTCCAGTGGATGGAGCTCTGTACGACTTGAAAAACAGGAAGTCTTTGTAAACGTCGTAATCCGTTGCGTTAGCCGAGGTGGTCCAAGTTATATTGTTAATGCCGGGCTGGGCATTACCGCTCAGGTTAAAGTTTCCAGGAAGCACTAGCACGGCCTCAGGAGTAATGCACAGAGCTCCGTTGAAAAACGACATCCCATTAGCAAATTGATTAGGGGCGTTAGCTGTATCGACTGCCAACCGTCGGGCTGCGCTGTACCCAAGACCCGAGGTTCCAAATACCACAGGTGGGCCAACGTCGTAACAAATTCGCCCTTGTGCGTCGAGAGGAGCACCCCCTACCATGTAGACGGGAGTACCGCCAGCTATCGCGTAGGCACGACGTGCGCTGGGAACTAGCCTCACCCCTTGAAGGTAATGCGCACCCGACAGGGCGCCCGAATACGTCATCAGGCGCCCTGTACGGTCATTAGTGCAGGCAGGAATCATGTTACGTTACAGCAGCCGACGCCGCAGTATTGGAGCCAAACGCCGTCTTGCCCGTAAGCAGCGAAATGCCCGAAGCCGCCGGCGCTGTACGGTTAATCCAGCCAGTTTCGATGGCAGCACCTTGGGCAACTCCCGCTGTAGCAATTACAGACTTCATGCCGAAGCCCGTGAAGGCCGGACCAGCGCCAGCATCCCGCGCCCCGCCCACGCCCATATCGAGCAAGGGCTGGACAGCGTAGGGATTAGGCACCGTCGGAGGCTGGGCTACCGTCGTACCGTTGGCGGTAGAGCGTCCACCACCGATAGCGAGCAGACGAGCATCAGGGGCGCTCGCACCGCTCGGCAAGGAAATGCCCGGTTGGTATTCATCAGAAAATCCGTTAAGCGACCCAGGACCGTTGGCTGGAATGCCCTTGGTAGTGCCGGACGTAAGGACAATCACATTGCCGGTGTCGATACCAGCCACGAGTTGACCGTTGTCGGTTGTCTCAAAGCCGATACCAGTATTCAGTCCGCCCGTCGAGTGGTCCGCCGTATTGGCCACCGGTACGGTCGTGTAAGTCGCCCCATTTGACGGGTACATTTTCGCATCGAACGGCGACCCCTTGGGCCCAGAGAACGGGCTTAGAGTGGCCGAGTTGCCGCCGACAACAAAGACGGCATTTGACACGTAATCAGGATACAGAGGTGGGGATGCTACTACTGCGCCACCAGACGGAAATGCGGGCATCGCGTTCTCCTTCAAAAAAGGCCGGGGCGGGGTTTTCACACCCCGGCCAAGCCCCCTACACGGTTAGTTGGTCATCCGGCCTTGGAATTGCGAGCCGGACGTGGTCAAATTACCAGCCCACGCCAAAATCTGGACTTCCGCGTCCTGGTTGATCGCGTAGCGACGGTTCGGAGACAGCGGAACCATGTTACGCGAGCTATGCGGCCGCAGGAACAAATACTTCGTGTTGAGGAAGAACCCCGTTGACGCCGGGCAGAAGCCACCGATACCGCCGTCCAGGACCACGTCTGCGTCCATGTATTTCAGCGTCGGGAAACCGAGCTTGCCGGTTTCCGTACCCATAAAGCGTTGCTGGGCTTGGAGCGAGGCCAGATAGACCGACCAGTAGACGTTGTCTACCACGATCAGGTCGGGACGGTCGCTGCCGCGAACGAGCTGAGACCAGAGCTGATTGAACGCATTCTGCACGTTCGCCGGAGTCAGAATCGTATCCGGCGCGAGGCTGGTCGATACGTCGAACAGTTTTGGCTGCCAGAACGTCCACGTGCCCCGATCAATACCGCCGTAGGTGCCCGACGTATTGGCAATCGGTACCGCAGCATTCAGGCCCGTCAGTTCCTTACCGCCAGAACCCGTACCATCGCTATAAATACCACCGGACAGCAGGTTCGCCATCGTCGATTCCGCGACAGTGATCCGACCCTCAATCAGGTCGATCATCTGCTCACGACCGGCGTTCTGCAATTGTTCCAGGCCGGACATTACAATGGGACACGCCAACTGCTTGATGGCGTACTCAGCCGCCGAGATTACGTCCTGCGCCGCGACGGGGAGCAGGTCATAGCCGCTGTACCAGCCGCCGTTCGCGTTCTGAGCAAAGGACAGTTCCTGCATGATGCTATTGCCGCCGCCGAATGGCTTGACGTTACCACGTTGTTCCAACTTTGCCGACAACGCGTTGTTCTTCGTCACGTTGTCCGCGATTTGCTTAGTACGGGACTGAATCGTCGTGGCGACGATATCAGTTACTGAGGGGAAGGCCATGATTTACTCCTGTCAGGATGAGTGTTCGTCGAAAGCTGCTTCGATGGTTTCGCGCAAGGAGGCTTTCGGCCCCAAACCTGGAACGCCGGTACCAGATACGGGCGTTCCGTGGACCGCTGAACTAGCCTTACGCGCTTGTGCGGCCCTACCCGACTTGGTAGTAGCTCGCGTTGTGGCTTCTCTACCCAAGAGAATCTTCCGAGTGTCCGGGTGGGCCCAGACCGCGGCTGAATAGGCGTCTTCCAGGTTACCCACCCTGCCAGACTCTACCAGATCGGCCATGAGATCACGGACATCATTAAGAAACTCGTGCTTTGGGTCGGCAGCGAAGGCCGCAAGGGTTCTTTCTGCCTCCAACGATGACTGTTGTTGCGTAGTCTGCGCCTGCTGCTCCAGAACAGATCTGGCGCGAGCAGCTAATCGACGTGCCTCTTCCACTTCAGGGCCGGCCCCGATGCGGCGACTAAGGATCGCATCAAGCGTCCGTAGGTCCACACCGTAGGATTGAACTATATTCGCCACCACCTCGGCCTTGTCCTGGGGTGTGCCCGAGGACAGGGATTTGACGGTTGCGAATACGTCGCCCAAAAACGATGACGTAGATGATCCAGTAGACTGGAGTCTCTCTTGAAACGGCTGCAGATGCGTCGATACTTCATCTGCTAGTCTAATCTTGGGACCAACCGAGCCGATCAGTCGCATACTGTCGGCTTCGCGCCGCAGTACCTCTTGCTTTACTTCTAGCGGGAGAGCATTCCACTTCTCCCGCACCGCGGGCTTCCACTGCGAAGGTGCCTTTAGCTCTCCTGGGACGACTGGCGCTGTTTCTGTCGGCTTTTCTGCTTCAGGAACTTGCGCTTCGACGGCGGCGGGAATACTTGATTCAATTGGCTCAGCGGGCTTAACCTCGCCTGGTACAGCGGGTTCTTTGGCGACTTGCTCATCAAACGCCTCCTCGATGGTCTCGCGCAAACTGGGCGCTTCAACCACTTCTTCTTCAATAAGGGCAGCTTCATTCATGATAAAATTCTACCTCGGAATAGGGGGAAAGTAAAGTGGTTTCTTTTGAATTTTGGAACTATCGTTTGTTTTCGAGCGTTGCTATTGCCCTGGCTACGTCGTAACGAGTTACAGTTCCCTTCTTACCTGTACGATAGTCATCCCTACGTCCTTGGGCTTCCGACCAAGTTTGCTTGAAGTCGTCCACCGTCGTAAGATTGTTCATTTTCATGTACTCTCGATGCTTGGTACGGGAGTCTATCGGAGTACCGTCAGTAGCACGGAGGCCATCGTAAGAACGATCACCCCAAAGAGTAGCATCAGTATTAGTCCGTAGAGTCTCCACATAATCACTCCCCACCTCTACGAAATCATATGGAGGCTCCCTTAACTGTACAAACCGACGCTTCATTTCTTCCTCAACGCCTTACTCATATCGGCGGCGTTAAACTCTTTAGCCACCTTTACGGGTATGCCAACTTTCTTAGCAAACTCGGGATTGTGCGCCGCGGCCGCCATAGTTCGCTTCTGCTTTTCAGATGTACTGGGCATATCGCCTCCTTATTGTAGTCTACTCGCTGCGGGTTTAGGTTTGACCGCTGCCTGCGCTTTAGCCTGCGCCTGAGATTGTCTGAATTGCTGCTCCCCTTGCTTCAACTTCTGGGCGCTTTGCTGCTCCCCCATTTGGAGCTTTTGAGCGTTCATTTGCACGCTAGTAGCTGCCGTTTGCTGAGCAACTTGTTGGTCCAAATTCATTTGAGCTTGCTGCCCTTGCATCTCCATACCCATCTTTTGCCGATCCATTTCCATTTCCATCTGGAGCTTCTGCATCTCAAGCTCCAACTCCTGCTTCTTGAAATCGAGCTCCATCATCTTAGCTCTCTGATTCAACTGAGCCTCTTGTTGCTTGAAGCCCATCTCAGTCTGCATCTTCTGCTGATTCATCTCCATCTCTTGCTGCGACTGCTGCATCTCCATCTGTATCTTCTGCTCTTCAGGAGACGGCGGCGGCGGTTGGGGATTCTGGAGCTTCTTCTGAATTTCCATGAAGGTTCGATCCAGCTCGCCCTCAAACTTCTTGCCGATCTTAAAGCCGGCCAGGGAGAATTGAAGCAATTGCATGAGGAACGGGGCCATGATTGGATCCTCTTGGATCATGGGCATCGTTTCCTTCAGATAGTTCGTGATCGTCATCATGTATTCCATGCGGTCCTGCTTCTCCGCCTGGAAGTCAATGTCGCTTAAAGTGTCGGACTCTACGCGGGCGCGCAGTATAAAGTCCGGCGACTGTAGAAGTTGTAAAGCCTGCTCGATCAGTTGCGGATCCTCACCCATAAACTGAACTTGAGCCAACTTCTGGATCTCCTGGATATCCATGTGCTTACGCATCAATTGCGCTTGGATATCGAACACGGAGGAAGCGTACTCTACAACGTTCTTCTGACGATCCTGTATGCGCATAGACGCATACTGCGTTTTGATCTTCTGAGCGCCCAGCGTCTCAGACGCCTTACTTTGACCGCGGATGATGTCCGACATCCCGGTGATTTCGTAAATCTGATTCTTAATATCCTCACGATTCTTAAGGAGTTGGTCAATGGTGAGGACGATTTGATCCAGAGGGACCCAATCAATAACGCCCTTAATACCACCCTTCTCGGCAAACGCCGCCCATTGATCTACGGGGACGAGTGTATTCTCAGCCGCATTATTAAGGAGCGCCTGAACTTGTGAGGCAGCTTTGTCGTAAACGCCCGCTACGCGACAAGCCCGGACGAGCAAACTGATCCGCGTGTTAATCTCATTCAGTTCGCGGTACTGATCCTCAGCGTAGTGATAGTCAGGAATGGGGATGTATTGTCCATTGCTAATGGTCGAGACAAGGAAACGGGGGCACGGAAAGAACCCGTCCAGCTCAAGGAAGTCGGGCTTCTGTTCGATAATCTCGGGAAAGTGCTTAGAAAACCAGATCACCTCCTCAGAGGTCTTGTCCCAGATTTCGTAGATCGTTGCCTGTTGAAAAATCAGGTTCCGAGTCTCCACTACAACGTCGTTCTTCTTGGGAGTGTAGTCGAGCGGAATGTCCTTACCTTGTTCAGGCCAACGCTTAACCAACTCATCCCGAGTCATATAAATCTTGCGAGCAATCCAACGTATCTCTTCCCAGACCCGAGCGGGAGACCAAAGCGCATCCTCCCAGTATACATACTCGTCCTTGATCTGCTCGCCCACAACCTCATCGTACTCCAAAGCCTCAGCCTTGGGATCGACGATCAACTGCTCCTCGGTGGGCTCTTCAGTCTTAGTCTGAATCTCGGCGTGATACGTATGCCACGATACGCCGAGGCCAGGAACCAACATATCCTGAACGACCTGCTTCAGTATATTATAGTTACAGAAATCGTGAGAATTGTGGGAGTCTAGCGCACGCTCCAGAATCCAGCACGCAACCCTGGATACGTCATCTTGCGGATCTTTGAACTCCCGATTAACTGTTGGCTTGGGCGTCTGGTTAAGTAGAGCAGTAGCCAAGATGTTAATATTGGCGGGGTATAGATTGTACTTACGTTGCATGCTATCGTCAACGCCAGACGTTTCGATCTTCTCAGCTCGAAACTGCTTAACAATCTTGCGCCCCTTCCTGCGCCACTTATCCTGCTCCTTCTCCGAAGCAGTAATCTCAGATTGCCAACGTCCGTACTCGCCCCCGCTTTCAGACTCGAGCTCTTTGAGGGAATCAATCTTGGAAATGCCGGTATCGCTCACTGTTCTCTCCAGAGACCGGGATTGGTTCTACGGTCGTTGAATAGGTCTTCAAGATTAAAGGCGTAATTCGCACCAGCCCTCTCATCCTCGCCGGGAAGTATGATTCTCGGGCGGGTCTGCTCAGGCAATTGGGAGAAGATTATGCCCAAATATCGGATACAATCCGCAACGTGGCTCGACCAGTCGTGGACGGGGCGATCACGGTAACAACCGAGCTTGTCGTCCCACTCCCTGCGGTACGACTTCATGGCCTCGATACCACCGGAGCAGAGGGGCAGGTTCCAGTAAATGAAGGGTAGGAGTTTGCGAGTCGCTGCGATACCGTCTCTGAGTTTGTGATCGGGGACGAGTCTGGGACGATAACCACGCCGGAGTGTTTGTTCCACGATACTACGACCCGTCTGAAGGTTTTTCGCTCTGGCGTCATGGGGGAGGTACACGTCACGTACATCGCGGGACTCCATTTCGTCGAGATAAGTGTCCCACTCCACCTCGTTGTTCGAATAGACTTCATGAATGAGGACTTGCGACTTAGATTTCTGAAAGAACGTCAGAACCGTGTCGTCTGTAAAGCCGAGGTCGCAGACGACATCGACGGGAAGATTGGGATCAAGTTCGTACTCCTTGACCCGACCCTCGGTTTCAGCCCTATCCATCTCCATGCCGTAAATCGCACCCTTGAGGGACGCTGTAAATGAGCACTCATACTCCTGCTCATAGTCACTCGCGTCCATCTGGGCGCGAAAAATGTCTAATTCTGCTTGCGGTAGGATCCCTGAGATCGAGGCTTTGAGAAGGAGGCTGAATTGCGTCGGATCGCTTTCAGCTTTCTTGTAAGCGTTGTAGAAATGATTCTTTCCTTTGGGAGTTCCTGTGTATACGATCCACCCTCCTCGGTCGGACAACGAGGGGAGAATAACCTGCGACACTGCGCTTGGGCGTATTTGAGCATATTCATCAAGAATGGCTCCATCTAGGTACATACCCCGAAGGCCGTCAGCTTTCTCCGCTCCAAGCAAGAAAATTCTGGCCTTGTTCTTGAGCGTAACATGAAGCTCCGACTCGTTGATCTTCTCAATAAGCGGGGCAGCAAACTGCTTTAAGTATTCCCAAGCAACCCGCTTGGCTTGGCCATAATTGGGGGCGATGTAGGCCAACTGGGGCCGATCAAGTTTACATTCCAACGCGCCGATGAGCAGATCGTTGACCGCGGCTACAGTTTTACCGGCCCTGCGATGACAGACGAGCACAGCGAACCGCGCCTTCCTGTTATGGAAGGGAAGGAATGCCTCGCGTGGGCGATAGTCTAATGTGAGTTTCATTGAGGCTTGAAGTTCCGTAGCATTTCGGCCATTTGCTGCTTAGTGATCATTTCCTCCAAACTTCTGGGATTTCTCATCCAGGCAAGGTCGGATGTGGGCCGATTGAGTTCGTTATTGCCAGGATTATCCCGCTCTTGTAGCCTTCGGAACTCATTTAGACGGGCCCACCCCTCTCCGAAGGAGTCTGAGTACATATTATCAGCAATTTTGGGGAATCGAGCGGAGGCAGCTTTAGGATGCCGCTCTCTAAGGGTGGCCAATATCCCTTCAGAGTTGGCCCCCGGCTGCCAATCTTCCTTGTAAGCAGTTCTATGACCACCTATCTCGTGAGAAAGCGCTGGGAGCGCGTCCTCGTAGTTGGTCATTTTGATCTCAGCCCTGCCTTCGGGGCCGTGCTCCCAGAAGGTAGCCTCAGGTTTGAGACCCTTACCTATGTACATATCCAGGGGCATCCCCTCAGCTTCAGGGTAGGCATTATAGTAATTGTCCCATTTAACTTTCTTGCCCATGGGACCCTGATAAATATCCAGGCCTTTCTTCTTATTGAGGATTTCGAGACCTGCATCAGAAATCTCCGACACATAGTCAGTGGGTTTGTATATGTTGAGATCCTTAACCCGCTGAATTTTGGTGTCTTTCCAGATGGCGTCTTCACCTACATCGTGCGCGTAGCCCCTATTGTGCTGATCGTTCAGTTCCATATCCCGCACGGCTCTTTCCAACTTCCCATGGGGAAAGGTACGTGCGCCACGTCCAATGAGTGTGCCAGCCATCCCGCCGCCAATATGCGACGGGTTAGCCGCGCCCATCATTAGCTGCTTTACTAACTCATCTTGGGCTGGTATGGCTTGCTCAGATATGACCGACTTGGCCGGCTCCAGTAGCTCCCGCTTGCGCTCATTACTGGGGAAGAAATCTGGGCTGAAATTGTTGGCCGCCTTCCGCAGCAGTCCTACCAGTTTGTCCTTAAAATTGGGTTCATAGGCAGTGGCCTCGTCCCATTGGGGAGCGTAATCCGCCATGATTTACGCCGTTACGCCGGTGGGGGAGGAGTCGTTTCCGTGCTCATGCTCCACGGAATTTCAATAGAGTCATTCTTGTCCTTCAATTTACCGAACGTGTAAAAGGCTGGTTCAGGTAAGAAGGTACTGGCCCACTTGTAGAAGGTCTCGTGGGAGATTAGCAGTACACCAGATCCTGCTGATTCAGGTTTGGCCATTGA